AAATAGGAACAATTCGTTATACTTTCTCTGTAAGAGGAGCTTATTACAATAATAATATAAGTAATGATATTACAATAAAAAATACAGTAAATAATGTAAAATATTCAGGAGAAGTTCCACCAAGTTCTGAATATAGAAATTCAGATAATAAGGCTCTAGGTTCTAATGAATTAAAGAAGAAGGTAGAAGAAAAGTTAAAAAAAGAAGTAAATGGACATATTGATTCTATGATAAAGGACTTAAAAAGAATATAGCTAAAGAAAATTAAAGCTTAGCTATTCAAAAAGAATGTGTTTTGTGATATAATACATTCTTTTTTTATTTTTCTTTAATTTCAAATAGTTTTTATTATATAAAAATAGTGTTTGTAGGCTACTTGTTGGCTATGTAAAAAAAGAGGGAGTTTTTTTATTGAAAAAATGGTATAATAAAAAATAAAAAAGGAGTGATAATATTATGGAAATAAAAAAAGAATATATTTTAACAAAAATAAATTCACAGCTATATTAATAATCAAATAAAAAATAGGAGAATTTATAATGAAAAAATTTGTCGAGCAATATGATATTCATATGTCACCAGATAAAATTAAAATGGGAATTCAATTAAGAGAAAATCTTTTAATAGAACTTTATGAGTATAGAATAAAAGCTATTGAGAACTATTTAATGGCAAGACTTCAAGAGGAAGTAAATAACTTTGATAAAGCTTCTAAAATAGATAAAATTTTAATTTCTATAATTGGTTTTGCTAATTCATCTAATTTTGTAAAAATAGAAAAAACAGTAGTATATGATAATGAAAGAGAATTTCAAAGAGTAGTTTTTGAAATAAATACAACGAATATGGAACTCGCAAGATTTGGAATAGACTTAGAAAATGATACATTTAACATTATAAAAGCAATAGAAAATCAAATAAATGAAGAAAAGTAGGAGGATAATTTATGAATAAAATAAACATTAAAAATGAATTTTCAGAAGTTGATTTAATGAAAGGTTCTAACACTATTAAAGAAATAATTGAAGAAACAACAACAAAAATAGAATTTTTTAGAAATAAAATGTTGTTTATAATTTCTTATTTAGATATAAGGATAGAAGAAGAAACTCAGGAAAATATAAAAAAAGATGAACTTATTGAATTTTATAGGTTTTTAAAAAATGAGATAAATTCATTATATGATTCAAGATTAGGAAATTCTTTTCATGATGTACAAACAGGAACATTAAGAACTTCCTTATCTCTTAGAGTTACAACAAACGAATTAATTAAATATAATATTAATTTTTCAATGCCAATTAATTCTATTTTAACTTTGATAACTACTCAAGAAAATTTAATAATATTAAAATAAAAGCCCAGCTAATAACTGGACCTTTTTTATTACATCTCATTTCTTAAAGTTTGTAAAAATTCTATATATCCCTCAGTACCATATGAATAATCTCTATCATAGATACTATCCATTTTTTTATTTTTATCCTCCATAACTCTATCTAAGAAATTATTAAAATCATCAACTTGATCCTCTCTTATAAAATTATTTAAAAATGCTTCTCTTTCTTCTTTAGTATTTAACTCGTTAAATTCATTCATGGCAATTATAATTGTTTCAGGGCTTTCTATTTCAGCATAAGCCATAACTGCATGGAAAACAAGTTTATTATCCTTATTCATTTTAGTAAGTTGTGCTTGATAGTCCATACCATATTCTTTTAACTCTTGTTCCCTTTCTTCTACTGTATCAGCAGTTGAAAGAATTTGATCAAGTTGCTCATTCCTTGCACCATATTCAGCTAATTCCATAATTCCACTAGCTAAAGCAATTTTAGCTTCTTGTGGAGTATCTTCTTTAAATTCTCCAAATCTTTCAGTTTGCTCAGGATGTTTTTCAAAATAATCTTGATAGTTTGTTTTTTCTTTCAACACACTATCAAAAGTCTTTTTACCACTTTCATATAAAAGTCCTAGACCAGCAAGTCCTAATTTTTCTATTGGTAATAATCCCTCGTCTTGTTCAGCTTGTGCCTTTTCTTTATATTCATATTTCCATTTTTCTTTTAAATATTCGCTTGCTGTATCAAGTCTATTAGGTATATTCTTTTCAAATTTAATATTGTCTATACCTCTTGAAACTGCATTAGGAGAAGCTATATATAAAGCTCCATAAACTATTTTTTGTATAGGAGATAAACTTGAGGACATATCTCTTTTCAAACCTTTAAAATTTTGATTGAAGAAACTAGCAACAACATTCTCTCCACCCATTGTAATTTCAAGCCCAGTATTATCAACTAGACCTGTTTTAATTACATCAATAACAGTATCTGCAACTTCTCCATGCATTAAGGCATCCATTTTAGCTTCTATCATTTCATCTTTTGATGTACCTGTTATTTTACCAGTTAACCACCCAACACCATATACAAGCCCTGCTGTTTGTAATGCTGTTGTTCCTGAATTTAAAATTCTTGAACTTGCTTTCCATTCAGATAAACCAGTAAAACTTGTTTTATTTAATGATAATTTACCATCATTTAAAAATCTATATCTTGTAAGACCATCACTATCAATATACGTTGTTAGTCTATCAAATGTTCTTGTTAATAAATTCATATTATACATTCTAAACATACCATTAAAATTAGCCCAAGTTCTGCTAACAAAACTATCTGCCTTTAATCCTACTGTATGTCCACTAAAAGCATTTAATTCTTTTCCATTTATATCAGCAAATTGTTCAAATAAACTTTTCACAGTAGATGTATTATTTCTATCTTTTACAATATCTAATAGCCCTGTAACACTGTTTGTACTTAGTATATCATCTTGAATAGTTTTCAGTTTTATATTATCATCTATGCCCATATCAAATAGAACCTGTTTCATAGTAGGTGTAACATCTTCTATTTTAAATTTTGTAAACTCATCATACATAGCATTGGCTGTAAAATATTCAGCCAAAGCTATTCTTTGTACATCAGAAGCTGTTTGACCTTTTGCACCTAATTCGCCAGCTTTTTTTAAAGCATTAGATTTTGTATAGCCCCTCATATCAATTTCAGTTTCCATAACTTTATCAATATAAGCTTCTATCTGTAATCTTTCAAGAGGGTTAGTTATAGTATCTAAATCAATATTTTTTAGATTTTGATATTTCTTAGCAACATTTTTAGTGGCTCTTGTCATTTCTTTTGAACTTTGTAAAACTCCAACTCTTTCATTAAAACCTAAATCTATAAGACCTGAGTTAATTCTTTGTTTATTAGTTGCTATTTCTTTAAGATAGTTTAAATTAGACAAGAATTTATACATCATTAAATTTCTTGTATTATACATAACTTTTCCACTAACCGAAATATCTGAGAATTTTCTTGTTGATACATCAGCTCCTAATTCGAATAAATGCTGCGATTCATTTTCTATGGCATTTTTCAATGTTTTATTGTTTTGCACATACATATTTTTTCCAGTTGATGTATTATGATTAGCTTCTATTCTGTCATAATTCCCATTTAATCTATCTCTTAATGCATTAAGCCCGCTCTTTTCATCTATAACTTGCTTGTAAATTCTGTTTAAGGAATTAACAGGCTCTACTTCTGCATTTATTTCATTTAGAAAACCATCAAGCCAATTCATAGATTTTATCTCATAATTCTCTATAAATGCTAAATTTTTCTTACTTAATTTTTTCCCATCTATTTCTTTTTGTTTCAATTTAAAGTAGTTATCTATTTCTGGTAAAGGTGCATTTTGAACTGCAACATCTTTCCAAGTTTTACTTTCATAATCTACCAGTTTTCCATTACCATTTTTTCTTATATCAAGCGTTGTCCCATTAATATCATTTCTTAATTTCTCAATGATATTATGGTCATCTAGTATATATACTCCTGCTGCATCTCCAACCTTAAACTGTTTGGCTTGAGCTTCTGTCAAATAAACTTTCTTTTCAGTATTTTTTAATATTTCATCAACCACAACTTTTTTTGCATTTAAGTCATCAGTGTCTATTGCTAATTTTAAATTTGACATAGCTTGATTTTTATCATAGACAATATCAAAATTATAACCTTTTTGAGATAGGTTATTTCCATATTTTAAATTAGTGTATTCGTCTGCAATATTTCTAAATTCATTAGCATAAGGTATTAAATTTTCAGGAATATCTTCATAGCCTCTTATCATTCCTTTAAAAGTTTTTCCATTGATATTATTTTCAGTTATGATAAGTTCGTTTAAATCTCCTATACGAGAAAAATTAGCACTACCTCCATTTTCCATATGAATATAAGCAAGTTTACTTTTATATTCAGCTGTTAATTGTTTAGAGTTTAGTTTAATTTTATTCTTAATGGGTTTTAATGTTTTACTTAAAGAGTCTTTTGCATTTATATCATTAACTATTTTTTTTTCAGGAACTTTCCCATTAAATATTCTTTCTTCAAATTCAGCATTGCTCTCTTTGTTTTTAATTATATTTTGTCTTGAAAGTTCTTCTTTATGAATTTTTTCAATTCTTTTTTCAGTTACATTGGTATAGAAATCATCAACGTCTTGAGAAAAATTTTTACCTCTTTCAATACTTACTGTTTCCTCATTTTCCAATCTTTCAGCAAGTTCTATGACTGCTTTTGGATTAGTTGCTCCTGGTCCATATTTATTAACTTCATTTTGCATTACTTCAAGTGGAGTTTTTGGTGTTTCTTCAATTGCATTTGATACAATATTTCCAGATACATCAGTATTTGAATTTTTTAAGTTATTTAGCTTTTTAGAAATGTATTTTCCCCCAATTTTAGTTGCTCCATGTATTATTACACTTGTAGCTGCACCATATCCATATTCTTTTATATCATCTTTTGTGAAATCTTTTATTTCTTTCCCTTCAATTTCTGTTTTTTCCCATGTTGTATCAAGAGCACCTTGGACTAAGTCCCAAGCTAAATTTTTAATAAATCCATTTGGATTATACCAATTTGTAGGTGAAGCAACACCTTCTAATATATTTTGAAATAACATGATTCCTTTATCTATTTTTGAATCATTGTTCAAAAATTTCATTCTTTCTTCTCTGTTCTTTTTTATATAATTAATAGCTTCTTTTCTTACTTGTGAATTTCTCCAACCATTATTTTCAGTTTGTTTTTTATACTCTTGATAGATTTTTTCATAGTCATCTCCATATTCCATATAAAGAGCTTCAGGGTCTGGCTGAGTAAAAATATCAGCTATTTGAGTAACACCTTTTACTAAACCAGTTCTTATAGGATTAGATATATTTCTTTCAATTCCTTTAACTAATGATGTATTTTTTAAAGAAATAGGGTTTTCTATATTTTTTTTTCTTTGCTCTTGAAAGTTTTTTCTTTGTTCTTCACTTACAATTCCTGTCATTCCTTTTTTTTTATCAAAAATATCTTTTAAAATTCCCATAGTTCTCCTTATCTTAAATATCCACCCATTTTATTTTTCTTTGTGTTTGCAGTATTTGTTTTTTTGTTTTGAGTAGGTTTAGTCCCTTTCAAAACTTTACTTGCATTTATTAGTCTTTTTCCCTCATCTGTACTAAGTTTTTTTAAATAAGGTTGCATTGTAGTTGAGTTAATATCTCTTGCTGTAAAACCATCATCTTTCATAACTCCTATTATAAAACTTTTTAATTGTGCATCTGCATATACTGGGTCAGATGAAAATTCTTTTTTTAAATCTTCCCATTCACTATAACCATCATCATTCCATATCCAACCCTTTTCAGGTTTATTAATATTTATATTAGTGTTATTCCCTTTGCTATTTTTAGTAACTCTTTCGGCTTGATAAAGTTCTGGGTATTCTCTACCATAAGCATAAGGGATAGGATTTTCTTTATCAGCATATTGCTTTATATAAGCATTTACTTTTAATTCTTTATCTGGACCATTATAATTTTTAAATAATTTTTCAGCATAATCTCTAACCATATTCTTCGCTTCAACCTCTGACATTTTACCATTTTCTATTTGTGCATTAATATTTCTTCTTAAATTAGATATTTGTGTTTTGTCAAATATGTTTACCTCATTATAATTATCTAAATCTCCAGCAGAAGCCCAATCAAAATCAACTGTACCATTTGCTATATCTTCATCTGTCATATCTCTTCCATACCTTTTCTTAAACGACTTTCTTACATCAGAATATTTTTCACTTCTTAGAGTTTGATTCATTTTTTGATTTCTCAGATATAATCTTTGCATTTGTTTTTCTGCTCTAATTCTTTCTTTTTCTATTCTTTTTTCTTCTTTTTGAATTTCAATTATTTGAGATTTAATTCCTTTTAAGACTGATTTAGTTTCCCCTTCAAATTGAATCTTTAAATATTCTTTTGCTGTTTTTTCATCATTTCCTTTGTAAAATTCCATAGTAGTATCAACTAAATCATTAACAATTTTTTCATTATCCATATATGCTATTATTTTATTTATTTCAACTTTCTTTTGTTCAAGACTCATAGAACTATTTTGAATTTCCATTATTCTATTATTAAGTCTTGCTACTTCTGTTCCACCAATGTTTTTACCTAACATTACAATTTTTTCTTCTTCTGACATTCCAGAAAGTTTAGCAATTTGTTCTATGGTATCTCTCATATATGTATAGTTTTCTTTTGCTTTTTCATCATCGTTTAAACCATATTTAGATCCTATAATTCTTCTTTGTTCTAATGTAGCGAGTGCTATATCATTTTGTTCTTTTACATAATATTGATTCCTATCTTTTTGCATCTTAATTCTGCCTTGATTATGATTAATATCTAAATTTTTCATAGTTAGAGTTTTTTCATTCATGTCAATATATTTATTTTTTTGTACTAATTCTTTTTTTGATTTAAGCATTTCATCATAATCTTTTAAATATTCTTCATATCTATCACCATATTTATTATTTACAGTAGCCCATTTTTCTTCAAATTCAAGTTCTTTATTTTTTATTGATAAATCAAGCAAGTTTTTTTCATTATTTAATTTTAATTGTTCTGCTTCCTTTGCTATTTTTTCTATTGTCTCTAAAAGCATATTTTCATGAACTGGAATTTTAGCTGGACTTTTTACAGCTACTCCTTCAACACTAGTTGGATTTAATAAAAATCTACTTTGTGTATCAACTGTTATAGGTGAAACATTTGCTCCTGTTCTTTCTTTCATTATTTCTTTTTCTATAAATTCATTAGCCATTTAATCCTCCTATTCCACCGAAACCTTTAAAATCAAAGCTTTTGTGTTTCCATATTTTTTCAAAATTATTATCATTATTATAAGTTCCTGGAATTTCTTTTATATTTTCTTCTATTCCAAGCTTATTTTTGTATCTATTTATATAGTAATCTTTTCCAGCATCTAAAATTGTTTTAGTTATTCCATTAATCCCAGCAACTCTAGCATCCCAACCTTGATTTACTAATTGTTCTCCTGCTATATTTCCGTTTTCTATAGTTTGATTTAGTTGAGCTAAATCTCTTTTTAATTGTAATTCAGCTTGGCTATATGCAGTTAAATAATTTTGATTTATTCCTTCTTGTGTCTTATTATAATTTAATCCACTTTGATAATAGTAATTATTTGTTTGATTTTCTAATTCATCTATTTCATTTGTTTGATTTTGTATAAGAGTATTTGCTTTATCATTAGCTTCTAATTTAAGTTTATTAATACTATCATTTTGTATAGAGCTACTTTCAACATTTTCTATATCATTAAAAGCTAATTTACTTTTAATATTGGTAATTTCTTGCTCCAAATTTTCTCTTGCAGAAACATACCCAGATAATACTCCTCTTAAATTTCCTTCCAAAGCTCTACCTATTTCTTTTTGATTATATTCAAATTGTATTTTTGCTTGATCATCTTGATATTCTTTAATTTTTTTTATAGAAATTTTATTATTTTCAAAACTTTCTCTCAAGTCTTTTTCTTTAGTTCCAAGCTTTCCGTATATAGATTTAACTTCTTCTCCTGCATTTATAATTTTTTTCCCTTGCTTATATATTCCAAAGCCTTGCCCAATTCCTAATGCAAGATTCATTAATTTTAATCCCATCATTTAAATCACCTCTTAATCGCTTACAACTTCTATATTTATATCTATCCCTAAAATTTCAAATATTTTATTATTTTCATTAGAAATAATTTCTATATTGAAACCATTTAAAATTTGAAAACTTGTTTCTATTTTAAATACACTAAATAAATCGTCATCTATAGCACTTTTAGTTATCATAGTATTATTAATCTTAATTCCCTTTATTGCTGCCTTATCTTCATTCAATACTTTAATAAATACTCTTACAACTCTTGAAGAATAATCGTTACTATATTTTCCTCCTTCTCTAGTTTTTAAATATGGTGGATTGATTCTTAGAATAGATTTACCTACGTTTTCATCGCTTTCAATCATTATTTTATTTTCACCTAAAATAATTCCATTTATTATTTTTATGTTATTAGTATTTTCTGGAAGGTTTAACGAGTATCTTCTAAACATTTTATAGTCAAGTTGTTCATACATAAATAATTTATCTATAATTTCTTTTTCTTTTCTACAAGCAACTAAGTAGTATTTATTGTTATATTTTAATTTAAATATATTGTCAAATTTAGAATTTATCTCGTATTTTTCTACAAGAGTTGTTGAATAACTTTCTATTCCTTGTGAACTAGGTAATTGCTCAATACTCCTTAAATCATTTGTTGCAGTAAGGTAATAGAATACGTTATTTAATAAAGCTCCTTTATTTTTATATGAATATTGACACTCTTCATGACAAGGTAATTCTGAAGCAATGAATACACTATAACTATTTGATGTTAATATGTTATTTGTCGATACTACATAAACTCCTTTTGATGTAGTAATATACATTTTATCAGCTACATACATATCATAAATATGTGGGTATATATTATCTATTGGATTTGGTTTAAAAAAGAAAGCACTATCTAATTGAGTATTATTCCTAAAATCTAAATAATCTGATTTTTTAGAAAAGTATAGAGATCCATTATTAATTATTACTAACCTATCTTGATAAACTCCAATTGTTGTAATATTTTCATTTATTTTTATTAATTCACCAAATGTGAGATCCCCAGTTCCATTTCCCCCAAATGAAGTAAAATAATTCCCTTTATATAATGAATCATATTTTTCTCCACTAAGAGTTAATAATGAATTGCCAATATAATAATTTTTATTCCCAGTTATATTTTTATAATTATGAAGAACTCCAAAAGTCATTCCATCAGTAGCACCTTCTATATTGTCTTTAGACACAGATGCCTTATATTCTTTATATATTCTTGAAAGTCCTATATTACTTCCAGCCATTTTTATAACTCCAGCAGACACTTCAAGTTGCGGATTTTCAAAAGTTCCTAGTATAGATACTCTGATTTCTGAGCCAACTCTATAAGCTCTATAAATATCCATTCTTATAGGATCTTTATCCTTAACTGGTAATTTCATAAGACTTAAAAAATTTGATACTCCAACTGCTCCAGTATCCTTATTAAATTCAAAGACATAATTATTTGGACCAATTACAAATAATTTATCGTCACACATCTTAGCTATTCTAAAATTTCCTATATTTGTATTATTAATAGAAAGTTGTCTTCCTAATGAATTGTTAGTTTTTTCATATGTTGCTACTTTATTATCGTTTGTAATACAAATATAAAAATTATATTTAGTATCAATTATTTCCTTAATATTATGGTTAAAATTAGAGATAGCCAATTTCTTAGCTATCTTCAAATTTCCCATTTCATTTATTATTAAGTTTTCTATTTTTTGAGCAGATTGCTGATAAATTTCACTTTCCCTCAATCCACCTAATCTTTCACCAACTTCTCCATATGTAAACATATTATTACTAGCTATAAGCATCATTCATCACCCCAGAATTGAAATCCTTGTTGTGAAACTACATCATTTTTCAATAAAGTAACTTCATTAGTTAAAAGCTCTAAAGATTTTCTATAAGTATTATATGCAAATGCCATTTTTCTAGCTGTCATTGCTACAATTAAATTGAATAAATTATCTGGAATTTCTGATAAATCTATTCTTCTACAATATTGAATTTTTATTTTATCACTAGTTGAATATATAAATTCGTTTTCTAATCTATAATCATTATTAGCTCTTAAAATATTTAAACAATCAATAGGTTTATTAAATCTGTATTCATCATCAACTTTTCCATAATTTGTAAGTTCTACAGTTATAGCATTGAAAAGAAAAGCAGAAGAATATGCAATATTGTTTACCACACTATCTAATTGTTCTCCACAAGTTACATAGATGCCGCTTTTGTTATCATTATATATTGTGTTTTCTCCTAGCTTCAGTAATACATCTTTTATAATCGATCCTCTATCCATTTTGTCTCCTATTACAATTTAATAAATGGTCACAAATCTTTTGATAATCTGCTTCTACCTTATCTCCTAACTTGGATATCATTGCTTTTATTTCATTTTTTTGTTTTTCAGAGCTGTTTTTTATTTCTTCAAGTTGCTTGTCTAATTTTTCTTGATCTATATAATATGTCTCTTTTTTTAATCTTTTGTTAATTTGTCTCATTAGATAATTATGATAGCCTAAGATAACTCCACCCACTGTAATTAAAGATGTTCCAAGCATTCCTAATAACGTTAAAGTGATTTCTAATTCCATT